TTTCCAAGTGTTATCTGTTTCTGTATTTGGGGTTTCTGAATTTGTGCTCATAGAGACATCGTAGCACAGAAAATAAAATTAAATCGGAGTTTGTAAAGTTATTTTTAAAAATAGTAAAGGCGATCAATTCTATACACCCAGAGTAACATTTTCAGAATACTTCGGGCCTAGAAAGATCGCCAAATACTATTTCTTTTTTGTTTTGATTTTTGTATGATCTAATAAATGAGAATCAAGCTTATCTTCAACATGATCAATTTTAACGTCAACATGATGAACATCTTTATGAAGATCAATAAGTTTTTCCATAACTTTGTTATGGTCGTCTTTATTTTCTCCTCTACCTTTTTGTACAAGAACAGCCAATAGACCACCTACAGCAGAAATTGCTGCAACAAGTACGGCTTCCATTGTATTACTTTGTTAGAAGAAAACCAGCAATGACCTCTGCATCAAGATCAAGAGCGCCGTGTTTTTCTTCATACTGCTTAATAAGATTAATTAAATCATTCTTTTTTACTTGCTCAACAGCACCATCATTGACAAAACCCGTTGGTGCTGGAGCAGAAGATGCTGGCTCGCCAGTGCTTCCTGCTCCAATATCAGAGCCACCAAGTGATTGAGTTGTTTCTGTAAGCATGTAAGTAACATCCTTAACCGCCTTGGATAAAAGATCGACCTGCTCTTCGTGATAGGCAGCCGCAGCCAAAGCTTCTTTTAATAAGAATTTATGTTTAGTAATCATCTTCTCGGCATTATCAACCGGAATAGAAATTGTCTTAGCCATATAACCTCCTAAGGTATTTATACATTGTAGCAGAAGAAGTTTTAATCATCCTCTGAAATATCATCTTCATCCACAACCCCATCTGGGATAATGGCAAACCTGCACTTTCCTTCTGGCTCTACGGCTTGAGAAATAATCTTGCAAAGCCCTTCGCCCTGATAAAGTACGCAATTAGAGCATTTTACACCAATATCGGCAACATCGTTTTCTTCTGGCGAGTCGTAACCAGCCCATACCCCAATTTCATCTTCATTAAATTTACCAAATTTTTCCGTAAGAGCAATTAACATATCGGCCAACAATGCCTCTTGCTCATCAAGATCATCGGCTACTTTGTTTACAACTCGATATCCACCCCCGCGCTTTTTATATTCTCTAACCAACCAAGCATTTGCATAAGCTGACGGATAGACATCAAATTTAGCTTTTGCTGCTGCTTTAACTCGAGCATATAGAGATGGATTAGTTGGAACATTTCTTTTTTCCATTTTTTCGGTTGAAACATTAATTGGTTTTTTATCTTTTCTTTGCTGTGTTGATTCAGCCCTGCGCTTTCTTTGAACTGCAGATCTCCTCTGAGACTCCGACATACGTGCTGCTCTTGATGCTGGAACACATTTGGGATATTTACCAGTACTTGCATCTCTCCTGCCGCACTGCTCATACCCTCCACCTTTCTTTGGCCTTGAAATATCAACCCATCTTTCCCTAAACCATGTATCAAGATTTTTCTTAATATCCTCGATGACTTTATTCTTCTTTTTCTTTTTCTTTCCATAGCCCTGTTGTGGATTTTTAATTCCGGAACCCATCGTGCCGGAGGAAACAACATTTTGTTTTGCAATATAGCCAGTTGCTCTCATAGCAATACCTTGAGCATTAGCCTTCTTTCTAGCCTCTTGCTTAGAAGATTCATCTCCGGATGTGTATGTATAGCACTTACCTTCTTTACCATAACGGAATCCAGATTTACCGTCTAGGGAGCATGATTCAACTGGCATAGATAAATACATTGTATCACTATTTATAGTAACTAACCAAATCTTGTTTATCCCACCTATACACGGGCATGCTTACATCATAAAATGCTGCATACGCATCGTCTGAAGAATAATAAATACGGGCATATGCCTTTCTTACATTCTCATCGTACTGAGGGCAGTTAGGATTGGGATCTAAATACAAGGCTTTATATTGATATTTATCTGTTGTTAAATGAATTGCTTGTACAACAATGAGAGGGGTTAGACAGAATGGACATACTTTTACAGGGTATGGAAAATCTTTAATTTTTCCACCAAGTATCTGACCCAAATCAATTAAGTCCTGATATTTATTCTTCATCATCTTCATCCTCATTAACCTCTCCGAGATCTTCAAAATCCTCTGGGTTAAATTGATACATGTCTTTACCATTTGCATCAAAAATTTTTGTTTTTAATATATAAGTAATTATCTCATCAATTTTATTTTTAGCAATTTCTATTCCATCCATTAAAGCATTTAATTCATCAATTGACATTGGATATTCTTGATCTGGAGACATAATAACCAAAGACGGAACATAGTTTTTTTCAAACGGAACTGCTTTAATTACAATCTGAAGAGAAGGTATATCTTCGTATTCTACATCTTCATCATAGCTGACTATACGCATTACTTTGCTCTAATTGTTGGGTTTTTAAAAAAAGCGTATAGCCAAAGAATAGTCATAGAAATGACTAAGGGCCCCCAGTTTCCTGGGTCATGATTAAATCCTAAAACCAGTGAGTATTTAACTAATGCTGATGTTATTAATAACCAAATTATTGCAACAAGTACTTTCATATCCAGCCTCCGGAAAAGATCATATCAGAAAAAATTGAAATCTGTCACGTGAAGTGAAAAAATCTGATATGCTTACGCATGCGTAGCATGCAAAGCATACTAAGTATATATATATATAATTAGTATACTATTCATACTAAGCATACTAGTGTACAGAGTAACAAAAAATATTTAAAGAAAGGTATGAAAATAACAAAAATAATGCTATGGTAGATAACATGCAGATTGTTGCCGTTGTTGAATCTGATGATTACGGGCCTGCTGTTGTACTTGACCCTGAACACATTAGCATTGTTCGGGTAGATGGATTTTTTCTGGCTGCTACCAGATGTGTTTTTACTAACCAACCGATTAGTTGTGAAATTTCCGCAGGCACGGCAAGTGCCTTGATGAGAAAAGGCGTTAAATGCATTAATGTTTCTTCTCTAATTGAAAACTCTCAATAAAAGGAAAGCAATGAAAAAAATTAGTTGGTTTAGTTTGAATCGTACCGATGCCTCTGGGGAGCATTGGTTTAGCCCCGGTTATATCAATGCTGCTACGGCTACAATTAAGGCTCTACAAGCAAAAAAGTGCGGAGTCTTTTATAATCGTGAAGATATTGATTACCATGTAAATTTCTGCCCAGCCCCCTATTATCAATTTAAATCAAAATATACTATTGGCTATACGCCTTGGGAGTCTACAAAGATTCCATCTCACTGGTTAGATAATATGCGTAAATGTGATGAGATTTGGACAACATCTAATTTTGTTAAATCTGTTTATCAAGCACATAATGTGAATCCAAATATTTATGTTATTCCGCATGGAATTTCTGAAGAATTTAAAATTGTTGAACGCGAACTAACATCAACATTTAACTTTTTACATATTGGTGGAGATTCAAAAAGAAAAAATGCTCAGATGGCAGTTGATGCATTTCTTGAATTATATGAAGGCAATAATGATTTTAGACTAATCTTGAAATATGAAAAATTCTGTATGGCAGAGGTGTATATCAATGGTCGTCTATTACCCGCTTCAATGCACCCACAAATTGTTGCCATTCCAGAAAATCTTGGTCTTGATGACTTAATAGAAATATATCATAAGGCTCATTGTTTAATATATCCTACAATGGGTGAAGGTTTTGGTATGATTCCTTTTGAAGCAATTGCAACTGGACTTCCCACAATTGTTACGAATGCAACAGGGTGTGCGGATTTTGCTCAGTATGGAATTCCATTAAGTGCGGAAATGACAAAAGCAACATGGAATGACAAATGTTTTTCTACAGATACCGGAGATTGGGCAAGTCCTGATTATGATGAACTTTTAGATCTGATGGAAAATGTTGTTTCCGAATATGACGAAATCAAGAAATTTTTTGTCAAGTCTGCAAAAATTCTTCATTTGGACTGGTCGTGGGCTGCGGTGGCTGATAAGATTCTGGAGCGATTAGATTTTTACGAAAAATCTTTTTCGTAGTCCTTAGTATTATTTTTTGACTCTTGATTTTTTAGAGATTATAATTGTATTTTCCTGCGGAGGCATTATGTCATTACTCACTAATGAGTTTATTAATTCTTATCATACTCAAACACCACCCTGGGGTTTTGGCGGTCTTGGAGAAATTGTCTATCTAAGAACATATAGCCGCAGAATAGAAAGCGAAGGCAGAGGGGAAACTTGGATTGAAACAGTTAAAAGAATTATTGATGGTGCAGTAGAAATTGGAGTACCATTTACACAGCAAGAAGCCGAACAGCTTTTTGATCATATGTTTAACTTAAGATGCACTGTTGCTGGCAGAGCATTATGGCAACTTGGAACACCACTTGTTTCTAAATTTTCTGGTACATCTTTAAATAATTGTTTTTTTACAAATATAGAAAAAATTGAAGATTTTAAATTAATATTTGATTATCTAATGCTGGGCGGTGGAGTTGGTTTTTCCGTAGAAAGATCAAAAATTCACGACTTGCCTAAGGTCAAAGAAGTTAGTTCAATTAAGGCAGAGCGCAGTAGCGATGCTGATTTTATTGTTCCAGATTCTCGTCAAGGCTGGAGAGAATTGTTGCATAAGGTGCTTGAATCATATTTTGTAACAGGTAAGGGGTTCACATACTCAACAATTCTTATTCGTGAGTTTGGGGCTCCATTAAAAACATTTGGTGGAACCGCATCAGGACCGGGAGCTTTAGTTGATGGAGTATATGATATTTGTAAGGTGCTAAATGAAAGAGTGGGGAAAAAATTACGTTCGGTAGATGTTCTTGATATTTGCAACATTATTGGTAGGATTGTTGTGTCTGGCTCATCTCGTCGGTCTGCACAAATTGCAATTGGAGACCCAGATGATGTTTTATTCCTTAGAGCAAAGAATTGGTCATCTGGTTCAATTCCGGCATGGAGGGCAAATAGTAACAACTCTATATATGCCGATTCTTTTGATGAGATCATGTCAGAACTATGGAAAGGGTATGATGGCTCAGGCGAACCATATGGGTTGGTCAATAGAAAACTTTCAAGAAGCGTTGGTAGGCTTGGAGAAAGTTCTCAAGACAATTCAATTGATGGTTTTAATCCGTGTGCAGAAATTGCGCTCGCAGATGGAGAATCATGTAATTTATCAACTATCTTTTTACCAAATATTAATTCGCTTGACCAGTTTAAAGAGATATCGATTCTTTTGTATAAGATACAAAAACAAATTACTCGTCTAACATATCCGTATGAAAAAACAAATAAAATTGTCCATAAAAATTCGCGCTTGGGGCAATCAATAACTGGAATACTACAATGCTCTCCAGAAAAAATTGAATGGTTATCTGATGTGTATGAAAATCTTAAATTTTTTGATAAGCAGTACAGCAAAGAAAAAGGTTGGCCCACATCGGTTCGACTAACTACCGTACAGCCATCTGGAACACTATCTTTGCTTCCCGGTGTAACCCCAGGGATACATCCTGCTTTTGCCAAATATTATATTCGAAGAGTTAGATTTGGTTCTGCTGATCCACTAGTTGATGCATGTAGAAAACGAGGCTACAAGGTTGTTTGGGATGTTGGACTAGATGGAAGAGAAGATCACACAAGATATGTTGTTGAATTCCCATGTAAGTCCCCAGATAACTCTATTCTGGTAAATCAAATGACAGCAATTCAACAACTTGAATGGGTTAAGAAAATGCAAACAGTCTGGGCAGATAATGCTGTCTCTGTGACTGTATATTATAAGAAAGAAGAACTGGCCGGTATTAGAGAATGGCTAGAAAAAAACTACAACAGTTGTGTAAAGTCAGTATCATTTTTGCTTCACACCGATCACAACTTCCCGCTTCCTCCATATGAAGAGATTACAGAAGACGAATACACAAAAACATTAAGTAAAATTGATTTTTCTGTAAAGCTTCAATCGGATGTTAGCAATGCAGAAATTACTCTTGATGAATGCGCAACGGGCTCGTGTCCAATAAAATAAACCAGTTCATATCATATTCGGTGTCCAGCTAATTAAAATTGTACCTGTATTTTTCACTTTTATTCTTTTTTTAATAAAAATAGTGTACAATGGATTTGATGAGCGATGATATTATCAAAGACAAAAAACTCTGGGTTCCGCCAAGGGTTTATGGAGTATGCATTTGGATTATGCCAGATGGTCGCCCTCTTAGCGACGGGGATGGTGTATTATCCGCTGAAGGCTTTGTTAATGATGAAAAAGTGGAAAAGCGTGTTGCCGAGGCTGCAAAATATTGGACAGGAAGCGAAGAGGGGCATGTAAGCTGGGTTCAGGGTGCAAGGAAGATTACACCTGGGGAGAGGGACGATCAAATGGAAAGAATGATTAATGGTCTTGTTGCAGATCCGTATGAGGATCTTTTTGATGGATTATCGAGGCCAGCATGAATAAATTAACGCATGTTGAAGATGATGAGAATTCATTTGAAATTGAAGACATTCAGTACTTTGGTTTAGAATCAACTACTTTAGTTGAAGATCCATTTACAAAAGTTGCATTTTCTTCTTTGTCTCCCAAAATGAAAAGAAGAGCTTTAAGACTTTCCAAAAAACTTGAAGGAATAGATGGTACTAAAACAAAATATGTTGATCCAGAAACACTTGATGGATATTCACTATATGACATTGTTAATCCACCCTATGACCTAGATACTCTTGCTGGGCTATTTGATTCAAGCGCAATTCACAACGCCTCTGTTATGGCTAGAGTTATGAATACTGTTGGTGTCGGTTTTGAATTTGAAGAAACTACAAAATCAAAAAGAAAGATTGAAAAAGCAATGAGTGATCCAGAACGGGTTAACCGTGTTCGCAAAATGCTTCAAGATGAAAAAGAAAGGCTTGATGAAATTTTTGAAAACATAAATGTTGAAGAAACTTTTATTGAAACAATGATTAAAGTTTGGCAAGATGTTCTTACTGTTGGCAATGGATACTTAGAGATTGGCAGAAACAATGCTGGTAAGATAGGATATATTGGTCACATACCAGCAACCCTTGTTAGGGTAAGGAGAAAAAGAGATGGCTTTGTCCAAATCGCAAGGACGAGTAAAATCGCAGCGGTCTTCTTCAGAAACTACGGTGATGAAAAAACGGAAGACCCAATCAACACAGACCCCAGACCAAATGAAATTATTCATTTTAAGATTTACACTCCTAAAAATACGTACTACGGTGTTCCTTCTTCAGTCTCTGCTGCCGCTGCAATTATTGGTGATAAGTTTGCGAAAGAATATAATATTGACTATTTTGAAAATAAAGCTATTCCTCGGTATGCCGTTATAGTTAAGGGTGCAAAGTTAAGTAATCAATCAAAACAAGAACTTATTAATTATTTTAGAAAAGAAGTTAAGGGTCGAAATCATGGTACTCTTGTTATTCCAATTCCCGCCTCTATTGGCGCTGATAGTGATATCCGTTTTGAAAAACTAGAAGCTGGGGTTCAAGATGCTTCATTTGATAAATATAGAAAATCAAACAGGGATGAAATTTTAGTTGCCAATAGGGTTCCTGCACCAAAAGTTGGCGTGTACGACAATGCAAACCTTGCTGTATCTAGGGACTCGGATAAAACATTTAAAATGCAGGTTGTAGGACCAGATCAAGCCGTTATTGAAAAGAAAATAAATAGAGTAATGGCCGAGTTTACTGATTTATTTGTTTTAAGATTTAAGAAGATTGACTTGATTGATGAAGATATTCAGTCTAGAATTAATGACAGATATTTAAGAACAGAAGTTATTGCACCAAATGAAGTTCGCTCCGCTCTTGGTCTGCCAGAGCGAGCAGATGGTGATGAGGTGCTTCCGTTCCCATCTAAAGTTAAAAAAGAACAATCTGGTCCGGGTGCTCCAGTTGGTAATTCTAATAATGAAGCATCTCAGCCCAGAAATGCAAGAGCCGACACCCCAGAGGGAAGTTCCGACCTGAGAGAGTCAGGCGATCAAGCCGAAAGGGGAGAAAATCAGGATAATTCAGGAGGTACAGAATGAGTAACGGAATGGGAATTGTTTATTCCAGCACAGGCGTTGACAGTACGGCAAATACTGTAACCCTTATTGGTCATACAACAAGTATTAACTTTCTCAACACGCATGCTTCTACAAATGCAGTTATTAAACTAAATGGTGGTCCACACCAAGTGTTAATTCCAGCAAATAAGAACTATGTTTCGGTTGAGGGAGACTACACCCAGTTCCAAGTTATTACCGCCAATGTGACAGTTGCGGTATATGCACTTGGCTGATTTGCTGTATAATAGATTTATAGCATAAACTTAGGAGTATATCTTTTATGACAAATTTTAACATGACCTTTCCAATTGATATGGTCAAGAAAGAAGAGCGCATTGTTACTGGTATTGCCACAGCTGATAATGTTGACAAGGTTGGCGATCTTGTAGATTTTAGCGCGTCACTTGATGCGTTCAAAAATTGGCAAGGCAACATAAGAGAAATGCATGCCCCGGTTGCTGTTGGAAAAGCCATTAGTCACAAAGCAATTAAAATGAAAGGCATTGATGGTGAAGAGTATAATGCAATTCAAGTTGAAGCTTATATTTCAAAAGGCGCAGAAAGCACTTGGCAAAAAGTTCTTGATGGAACACTTCGTGCATTTTCAATTGGTGGAAAAATTGTGAAGAAAGAAATGATGCAAAACAAAGTTCACAATGGTAGACCAGTGCATATTATTAAAGAATATAATCTTGGTGAACTTAGTCTTGTTGATAATCCTGCAAATGCAATGGCGGTAATTGACCTTGTAAAGAAAGACAATTCTGGCACTTTAGAATATGTTCTAGAATTACTAGAAGAAGAATTTGAAAAGAAACAACCCTTGAAAGATCCAAAGGGTGGATTAACTGCTGCTGGTAGAAGACACTTCAAGCAAACTGAAGGCGCAAACTTAAAGCCAGGAGTTAGGGGTGCTGCAAATACTCCAGAAAAAATGCGCAGAAAGGGTTCATTCTTAACAAGATTTTTTACTAATCCTTCTGGCCCAATGAAGAAACCAAACGGGCAACCAACAAGGCTCGCCCTTTCAGCCGCTGCTTGGGGGGAGCCAGTACCAAGTGATGCTGCTGCTGCTGCGCGGCTTGCGGCAAAGGGAAGAAGGCTTTTAGAAAGATATAGAAGGCAAAAGGAAGCAAAGAAGTTTGATGAAAGCACCTCTGGCCTGGTTGATATGAATGAAGATTATGATTTAGACGCAGATGAAGCAGCAATTGAAGTATTACTAGATACCATCTTTGATGATCTAGGTGACGTTATTGAGCAAGGAAAGACTTATTTTGAGGGGATTGACTTAGAAAATGAAGAAAAACTCGAAATTTCATTGCTAAATGATGTAAAATATGATAAGGTAAACCCTATGGATAATTTAATTAATAGTGATGAAAATAAATTATCACTTGTTAAAAAGTTTGTCGCTTGGCTTAGTTCGGAGTCAAGCGATGTCAGTCTTAATAAAACTGACGATGCTGAAGCCACATCCGAGGCAGCAGTACATACTGAACAAATGGAGGAACAAGAAATGGATATTGAAATGTTGAAAGAAGCTCTTGGCTCCGTCATTGATCAGAAGCTTAACGACTTTGCCACTTCGCTTAAGGCTGAAGTTGAAGCAAATGTTGCTGCTAAGATCGATGATGTTGCAAAAAGCTTAGAATCACAGAAAACAGAACTTGCTCAAAAGTTGGAGACAACAGAGAAGGCTCTGGAAGAACAGACTGCTAAGGTTGAAGAAATTGCAAATGCTGGCGCTGTTAAAAAGAGTGTTGACCCCGAAGACAACGATGAAGAGGAGACAATTGTTAAGTCTGCTCCACAATCGGTCTGGAACAACATTTATCTACCTCAGGCTCTGATTGAGTCTTTGGGTTATAAGTCATAATAAGGAGGACTTAAACATGGCAACACAGGAAGAAATTCTTTCTAAGGCTGGCGAAGTAACCACGTCATCAATCGTCAGCGGTAATGCAAACGGTGGTTTGCTCAAGCCTGAGCAATCAAATCGTTTTCTTGATTTCGTGGTTGATCAATCTGTTCTGATGAAGAACGCTCGTATTGTTCGCATGCGCACACCACAAGTTGAAATTGATAAATTGTCAATCGGTACTCGTTTGCTTACAAAGGCAACTGAGGCAACCAACACTGGTTCAAATGCGGCTGTTACCTTCTCCAAGGTTTCGCTCTCCAGCGTTAAGCTTCGTCTTGACTGGGCGCTCAGCACAGAGTCATTGGAAGATAACATCGAGGGTACTTCGTTAGAAGATCACATTGCTCAAGTTATGGCTCGTCAAACAGCCAATGACTTGGATGACTTGTTGATCAATGGCAACACATCTTCGGCAAACGGTCTTCTGAAAGCAGTTGATGGGTTCCTTAAGTTGGCAACGGCTGGTGCTGGCCAAGATGGTACAAAGATTGTTGATGAAGGTGGCAACAATGTTAGCCGTGCAACATTCGATCGTATTCTTCGCAACATGCCGACAAAATATCTGCAGAAGCGTAACGAGTTGCGTTTCTTTGCTGGTCCCGGCGTTGTGCAAGATGTTGCATTTAGCTTGCAAAATCCAAACACCGCAACTGCTGCAACAGCAGGTGCTCCGGCTCCTGGCTCAACCTTTGGTGAGCAAGCATTCTTCCAGGGTTCCATCCGTGCAAACGGTGGTCCTGGTGCAACAGGTATTGCGCCATATGGCATTCCACTAGTGGAAATTCCACTGATGCCAGAAACGCTTGCTGGTGACTATGCTTCCCCATCTGGTAGTCATGGTCATATTGAGTTAATTTTCCCCAACAACAAGATTGTGGGTTTGCACAGAGATATCACCGTGTATCGTCAATTCCAGCCCAAGACTGATGTGATTGAATATACTCAATTCCTCAGAATGGGATGCCAGATTGAGCACCTTGATCACTATGTGCTTGCAAAGAATGTGAAGTTGCGCACACTCTGATAATAACTAGTTAATGTTGATGGCGGGGTGGGGAAACATCCCACTCCGCCAAAAACATAATGGAGTCTTATGACAGATAATGTAATTAAAAGTGAAGATGTCGCCCCAAAAAAAACGACAAAGCCAAAACCAAAGAAAGTGGAGCCAACAACTCCTGTCTCTGGTGATAAAGTCGTTGTTTATTTTGAAGGAAGCGTATATTCGTTTGTAGATGGAACTTCATTCACATATGAAAATCCGATGAAAGAATGGCCGGCTGATGATGCCGAAAGATTATTCAATATGGGACTTTTTAGAAGGGCAACTGACGAAGAAAAGAAATTATATTATAATAGTGTGGAGGCATAACAATGGCTGGCAATCTTTCTGATTATCTTGAGAATAAATTACTTGATCACTTTCTTGGTACAACATCATTCACAATGCCAGCAGCCGTTTATGTTGGCTTGTATTCTGCTGCCCCTGGTGATGCTGGCGGTGGCACAGAGGTTAGCGGTGGCTCTTATGCTCGTCAGTCTGCCGCATTTACTGCAGCCGCAAGCGGCGCAACATCAAATAGTGCAAATATAGATTTTACAGGAATGCCCGCCGTTACTGTTGTGGCGATTGGTATTCATGATGCATCAACGGCTGGTAATCTTTTGTTATGGGGAACCCTTACAACAAATAAGACAACAGATGCGGGAGATACATTAAGAATTGCTACGGGCGATCTTGATATCACGATTGACTAAGGAGAGCCTATGTTAAGACAAGAGTTTAGCGG